CCCTGCAGCGGCGAGGGCACCAGGACGCCCAGGGCCCAGTTCCAGCGGCCCTCACAGGCCACCCAGGGCGTCGGAGCGCGGTACTCGCAAACGCCGATGTAGCCGGCCAGCAGGGCAGCGGTAACCCAGTTCATAGCTTCCCCTTGCGAAGGCGATCCTCGTGGTCGTCGAGGGTGTTTTTGTGATGCGCCAGGATCTCCAGGATCTTGCCTTCAAAGGCGCCTAGGCCCTTTGAGATTGACCACAGGGCCTTGACGCCAGAAGCGGCAAGAGTTGCCGCAGCCAGCCCCACGCCCGATAGGGCAATCAGTTCAGCGACTCCCATGAATACGGGCGCGATTGGCTGCCCTTAGTCTGCCAACGCCCACGCTTTGTTTTCCGGCGTTCCGCTCGATCTGACTCGGGGTTGCCAGTCTGAGCGGCACCATCGTGGCCAATGCCGGGACCAGCACCGCCAGCACCAGGCCCACTCCGGCGATCTGCGCCAGGCGGGTTTCGAGCTGGCGCTGGCGGCCGAATAGGGCATCAAGATCCCTGGTGATCCTGGCTACATCCTCCTTCCGTTCAGCCATGATCGCCAGGATTGAATGAATCTTGGCGCCAAGCTCCGCCAGGCGAACATAGATGTCGCGGTGGCTTACATCGTGCTCAGGCGGCATGGCAGGCGTGGGGGTTGTGCTCAGTCTGGCGAGGGTGAAGGGGTGGCCTGGCGGAGAAGGGTGCGGGGGTGGTCATCAGAACGCAGTGGCGATGGCAGAGACGTAGGCGGCAACTGCTGAACGCAGCGCGGCGGCCTGGGTGGCGTTATTAGAAAACGCTGTTGATAGCGGTCACTAGGGCGGTGACACGGGCGTCCAGCAAGGCAAGGCTCAAGGATTCACCGATGGAATAAAAAGCGAGCCTTGTCGGATTGCCAATAAAATAGTCACTTCGCGTAAAGATTGCGGTTGTTGCATTAGGTGGAGCTATTGAGGCAGTTGTAACACTAAATACGGCTGAGCCTGACCTCAGTTCTATGGCTGTAGAGGAACTGCGTACTACCCCCACAAAACCTGCGCTTCTATTGTTAGCATTGACAGGAACGCTAGACCTTGCATAACCAGCATGGAATCCATTGGCCTCTTGTATAAGATTTCCAGACGCTGGAGAACCGGAATAGTGCCCACAGTAATCACTGGTAATCCCTGCAACAGTTGACACATACACTGATTGATGGAAGCTATTTTGAGGATCGGCCTGCAAGTTTCTATTACTGTTAAGGTATTTTGTGGTACTACCGAGTAGCCCTGTCTTCCTGTTGTAGTCCCCGCTCACAAAGTTGACGTTTGTTGGATTCGCACCCACCAGCGGCACCAGGGCTCCGGCCAACGTGCGGGCACCGGCCAGGATGCAAGATGCCTTGATGGCGATCCAAATGCCGTCCGTCTTGCAGCCGACCACGAACGCATTGATGGCGTCCTTGACTGCCGTTTCCAGGCTCTGACCATCGGCCGCCTCAACTGCCGTGATGTAGGCCTGCGCGTCGGTGTCGTAGCCGCTGGCTACAGCAAACCTCCCCGAATCAATCCAGATAACGCTCACGGCTGCTTCTCCCAGGCCAGCGATTCACGCTGCGGCGTGGTGGGGTCGTCGCCCAGGAATTGCCCATCCTCACCACGGGCCTGCACGACGATCCACAGATCCCCGGCAGAGTCGACCCATTCCTGCCCCAGTGCCGTCGCAGCCGGGCGAGTAGCACCGCCCAGGGCCGCCACGAACGCTTCGGGCAGGTGCAGGGCTAGAGCCAGGCCGCGCACCTCCTGAAGCAGCTCGGGGCTCACCAGTCCCTCGCGGCGCAGCGCCACCCAGGCGCCCCGGAAGTCGTCCACATCGCCAGCAGCCGAAGCGGCCAGCAGGGTGGCAGGCAGGCTCAGGCCCGCCGCCGGGGCCTGGCTCAGGCTGCCGCCCAGCAGGGCATTGATTGCGGGATGGGCCAGTAGGGTCCGCTTGAACGTGCGCCAGTCCGCCTGCGGAGCCACAGGTGGCAGCGGCTCCACCGCCCAGCCCCAGCGCCACTCGCCAGCGTCACGGTCGATGGTGCGCGTCTCAGAGAGGCTGTGCGTGGCGGGGTCGTATTGCATCGCTGGCTCGCGCACGATCCTGAGCACCTGGTAGCGGGCATCGAGCCCCTCCACCGGCATTTCATCGCGGCGAGGGTAGTCCTTGATCAGGCCAGTTTCCGTGTCGAAAAGGCAGAGATTGTTCATGATCATGCCCTCCGCACGAAAAGGCTGACCTTGAGGCCAGCCCCGGCCACGGTGCTGCCGATCTGGTCAATGTCGATGCTGATTTCTGCGTCGTCGGCCAGGCTGCTGTCTGTGATCGTTGCGGCGCTGGCGGCGGTGGTGCTGCTGGTTTCGCTGGCGTCAATCGACAGCTTGGTGCCCAGCACGCTGGTGCCTGCTTCGTTCACATCCACGATCAGCGTCGAGCCGGTCGGGGCGGTGTTGACGTTGGCTCGCACCGCTAGCAGTGTGGCTGCAAATGGCATCCTGAATCGCACCTTGTTTGTGCCGGTGGTGAGCGCGGTGGACTCATCCCCCACCGGAATCACGATTACATCGGCGTCCCGTTGGTGCGCGTGATCAGCCCTGGCGGCATCGGTGCTGCTTCCGGCCGCTGCGGTGGCTGCCAGGGCCGCGGGAGCGGCGCTGCTGACGGCCAGGCTGCTGGTGCCAGCGCCGATGGCTGTGCGGGCTGCGGCTGCGTCGGCAGCCGTCAGAACGGCGCGGCCGGTAGTTGTGCTGTCGCTGATGGTGCTGGCGGCCTGGCTGTGGCTGGCGGCGGCGAAGTCGGCGCTCGAGGAGGTGGCCGCCGATCCCAGCCCCAGCGTGGTCCGAGCCGCTGCAGCGTTGGCGGCGGTGGACAGGGCCTGGCCTGTCGCCGTTGCCGTTGCCGCCCACCAGGCCGCAGCAGCTTGGAACACCCGCTGAGCGGTGAAAGCGCGGCGGGTCGTGGCGCTGCCGGCCTCAGCCTCCGCCTGGCTGATTGTGGTGGCGCTCCACTCGCGAGAGTCGCTTAGCCTTGCGTCGCTGGTCTGGACGTAGCCGGTGAGGGTTGAGGCCAGGCCCGCAGGCTGCACCGCCGTGCCAGCCAGCACCGCTGCCGTGTCCCACTCGGTCTGCTTCGCGGTCGTCGGCAGGCTGTAGCCGGCGGCGAAGGTGAGCGCCAGGGTGCCGCTGGCCGTGATCGGCGAGCCGGCGACAGTGAAGCCCGTGGGAACGCTGAGGCCCACGCTCGTCACGGTGCCGGAGCCGCTGGCCGTAACGGTCAGCACACCATTGACGATGCTCAGGCCGCTCAGCGTCAGCACCACCGGCGCACCCGTACCGCTCTCGCGGCCCAGCACGCCGGCCGTCATGGTCAGGCCGCTGCTGCCGATTGCGCCGGTGGCGGCCTTGCCGTCCAAGGCCGTCTGCGTGGCCGTGCTGATCGGCTTGTTGAGGTCGCTGGTGTTGTCGGCGTTGCCGAGGCCCACCGTTGTCTTCGTGGCCAGATTTGCAATCCCTTGCGCTGTTCCTCTGCGGGGATTTCCGCCTTGGACCAAATAGACAAGATCAGGCCCCGCCGGGGTGGCTGCTGTCAGTGCTGAGAGTTTGGAGTCAGCCATGAGTTCAATCTAGGAGCAGCGCACCGCCTGTCTCAAGCAGAAAAATGAAACCATCCTCAAGCAACAGTTTGAATGTGGCCGCAATCCCCAGCACCAACGACACCCGGCAGAACGTCCCGTCGTCGAAGCGCTGCGGCTGGGTTTCGACCTTGTAGCTGGCCCCATCCACCGTGATGGCGTCGCCTCGGCCCAGGCTGCCGAAGGTGGCCGTAGGGACGGTCAACAAATAATCGATGATCGTGATCTCGCCGCCGAGAATCAGTTCGCTGTTTTGGTCGAGGATCCCCACGCCAGAAACGGCCCCGGCGGTCACAGGGACGCCGAAGCCGTTGAGGTCGAGGAAGACAGAGAGATCCTCGGTGAAGGCCATCAGCTTTCAGCCTTCGTCTTGCGGGTCGGCTTTGGCTCAGGCGGCAGCTCGGTGGTGGCGCGGCCCATGCGCACCAGCAGGGCGCCGTCGTCGCCACTCACGTCCTGAACGGTGCCGGCCTCCAGGTGGGTGCCGCTGGCCAGGGTGCTGCGAAGGATGAGGATCTTCATGTGGGGAAGGGGCGGCAGATGCCGCCCCGGTCAGGGTCGAGAGCCTGATGCCCTATCAGCTGGTGGTCACGTCCAGGCAGGCCGCGAACGCTTTCGCGTCGCGCACCGCCACGTCGTAGGACACGATGCCCCGGACGCTGGTGAGCGCCTTGGAGAAGTCGTCGCTGTCCTCGCCCACGGTGATCTCAAGGCCGTTCCCCCAGAGGCCCACCATGGCCTGGCTGAAGTCGCCGATCAGCACCGCCGAGCAGGTGCCGCTGGTGCTGCCCTTGGTCAGGGTGGAAGGCACCTGGTTGGTGACGTAGACGGGATAGCCGTTTACAACCGAAGGGGTGCCGCCACGGCCAACAGCCAGCAGGTTGTCGTTTACCAGGAAGGGGCCATCGCTGGAGGACGAACCACCGGCGCGGAGCTTCTTCAGGTTGCCCATCACCTTGGCGTTGGTGATGTAGCTGACCGTGTTGCGATCAACAGGCACGTTGTCGATGGTGAGCTCGCTTTCGAGGTTTACCAGGGCCTCCAGAGTGATGGCGCCGCCGTTGTTGCCGATCGCCACCGAACCGATACCGCTGGTCTGCATGATCCCCGTGGGCTGGCCGTTGGAGCCAGAGCCGTTGAGGATGCCCAAATCCATCGCGACGTTGATGCCGTCGATCAGGTCGGTGCGCACCAGCTGCTCAATGCCGGGCGTGGACTGCAGCAGGGTCTGGCGGCTGTACTTGGACAGCGCAGCCAGGTTCTTCGGCGAAAGGGTCACCTGGTCGAAGGTGGACTCCGACTGGGTGATGGCGGTGGTCTGGCTGCTCAGGTAGTAGGTGGTCGCAACAGCAGAGCGGCGGGGAATCGCCACGTTGCCTTGCAGGCCGGGCATGGTGCGAACACCAGCGGCAAGCATCACCGAACGATTGCGCAGGAACTCGATGAAGTCCTGATCAAGCAGGTCGGTCTGCACCAGGTTGCCGCCAGTGGTGGCGCCGCTGGTGACGTAGGTGGCCCGAGTGAGGGCGGAGAAGGGAATGAAGAAAGCCTTTTCAGCCGAAGGGGCGCGGCCCATCGACTTGGCGACTTCGGCACTCATCTCGCGGACCATGCCGGCTTCGTAGGAGCTCCAGTCGCCAGACAGCGCGGCACGGATGCCGGCGGTGATGCTGAAGCGGCTGGCGTCGCGCTGGTCCATGTCAACCGGCTTGACGGTTTCGACCGGCTTGGCGCTGATCTTCTCAAGCACCGCGGCGCGGGCTTCGTCGATGCTGCGGCCGTTTTCGATCAGGGTGGTGCCCAGATCCTTGAGGCCGTGGCGTTCGGTCAGGGCATTGATGCTGGCGATGCGGGTGCGCTCGGCGTTGGCGGCTTGTGCAGCCGCTTCCGCCCGCACAGCCTCGATGTTGAGGTTGTCTTCCATGGGATTAGGGGAAGGTAAAGGGGTCGGGGTTGCGGCTGGGGCCGCGTCATCGGTGTCGAGCTTTCGCCCAATGCCAATGGTTGGATCGGCAGGAATGCCGACCACGGACACTTCGTAGGGTTGCCACGAAGTGGCGACGAAGTTGTCGCCGCGCTCCTCCATCTGATTGATGGAGTAGCCGACCGAGACATTCCGCAGAACGCCATCGGCCACGTCGGTCAGCACCTCTTGCGCGAACGCATTGCG